CAGTGGCTAAGGCCTTGGCGTGTGTGCCGAACACCAACGCGCCTTGTCCATTTGCCTCTGAGTTTGAACCAAATACTAACTGTTCCTTTTGGGAACCGATTTTGTTGTTGTAGCCTACTACGGCGGACTGGCCACCTGCTACTGTGCCATTGTTAGCGCCAACCGCGACGGAGTTTTCTCCAGTCACATTGTTAGAACGGCCAAAGGCCACGGAGCTTTCGCCTGATACGAACGCGCCATTCCCGATAGCGACGCTATCATAGGACGCCGTTCTAGCCTGGTTACCGATAGCGATGGTGTACTCCACCAAGCTTTCAGCATGACTGCCAAAGGCGAAGGAGTTACGGCCGGATGCCTTGGCGTCGTTGCCACCGGCAAAGCCGTTTTCGCCAGTTACAGAATTGTTAGTACCAAAGGCGATGCCGTTCGGAGCAGATACTGTATTTTGAGTGCCCGCGATGAAGGCGGATGTAGCGTTTGTAGTGGTTGTATTATTAGTGCCAATAATAAGGCTTGCATCACCATTAGCGGTGCCATTAGGGCCTAAGTTACTACCTTGTGCGAATACATTAACCGCTAGTGCGGAGATTGCGAGCGTGGATACAATTACTTTCTTGTTCATAGTTGAAATACCTCGTATAATATAAGTGTCAAATTATTTTGATGTGGCCGTGTCAGTAGTTCCAGTACTGATGCGGTCATTTTCTTTTGGGCGTTTAAGAATATCGAAGTCAGAAGGACCGCCGATATCAACTTGTGCATGTGCCCAGGTGTCATAGTCGAATCCAAATTTCTTAAGTTCGGCTACGGCTTGCTTGCCTGAAGCGGAACGATCAATAATGCTATTCAATGCATTACGTGCTGACTTTAACTTACGAATCTCAATTTCGTAAGGCTTGGCCACTTCAAGAACTGCATGCCACTTTTGGCCCTTCTCGGAGTTAACATCAAGATTGTCATACCACCATTCGTGGAGCGGTTTGCACATACGTTTGATGAAGTTATCCGCATCAGGTACTAACTTATTAGCTAGTGTGCCATAGCCAAGTTCTTCCAAACCTTGTGCGCCTTTCCGTGCTTCGTGTAAGCCGTTAATGACTTTGTGGAACGCTTCAGCAGCTGCCATACGCCCATTAGCTTTAAGGCTAATGTAGTGTGATTCGAGCGCTACGCTTTCCGCTTCTGTTTGTTCCAAGAGCCGAGCGTTGTACAGACTTCTGACAAAGGTCCGTACGTTGTTCTTTGTAGGGTTCTGCATAGGAACCTCCTTTCTGCTAAATTGCAAAATATACTACCGTTGGGCTCCGTACCAATTGGCCATCATTGCCCATGTGAGGATTGCCTCACTTAATACTGGCTAAATTCAAATAATAACCCGATATCGATACTTAACTTATCCGCCAAGATAACTGCCTTCCTAAAGGACATCGACTTATTGGTGCCTTTGAGATGGCTGTACAAGGTTGCGTAGTGCATCCCGCACATCTCAGCGACGTCTTGAATGGATAAGTGCTTATCAGCTAACACCTTACGGAACACATCAGGTTTTAGCCGATAGCCGAACCTATTGCCCCAGGTCTTTTGCTGAATCGAACACTGGTCGAATAAGAAGTCTATTCGTTGGCCAAGTCCTTTAGCGACTAACCTGGCTGTGCATATCCGCACCGGTAAGTGCTGTGATATCTTAACCAATGTCGTGGAACTGATTCCGATGACTTCGCCAAAACTACATAGCCCATATGGCGTGTTGTCATAAATCAGCCTCTTCAGGTCGAAACTTGACTTCAACCGCATCATAGGGATGATTGGTTTCCGTCTCATCGTTGTCTCCTTTTGAGCCGTCTGATTGTTTGGCCTTGCTCGGCCACAATCCATAGGGACACCCCCAAGGCGCATTGGACGAAATACTGAGTAAAGCCTATGCGGTCAATCTCGAGGCTACCAACGGAGCCCATGAGGATTAATCCGGCTACTAATTTAAGAAATGCATGCATGATTAAATGCCTCCTTGATGTACTCTTCACTTCTCCCTGTTCGAGCCAGGTATGTTTCAAATCCGAACCGGTCAATGACGAAGGTTCGTTTCTTGCCTTTGCCGTAGCAGTAGGCGAAGGCCTTGTAATGGTTGTTAGCGATGCCCTCTCTAACCGCTGTAAGGGTTAGTCCCAACACGCTAGCCATTTGCGCTACCGTAATTGTTGGGTTCATAGCAACACCAACACAGTGACAAAGTAGATGATGGCAACGACTAGCGTTACAAAGGTCAGCAGTCCAAGGATTCGATTGAACCAGAGGTCAATCTTAGAGGTTTTGGGTGTTACTTGGACAGTAAGGTTTTCGATGGTATATTCATCTTTTTCAGTATTCATAGTTGCCTCCTATATACAGTTAAAATTCCGTAACGGTTTAACCGTAATTTGCTATAAAAAAATAATGTCATCATATGCCACATTGAACACCTCTTGAATCTTCTTAATATGTGGCACATCCGGGAATGATCGCTTGCGCTCCCAGTTTCCCCAGGTATCAACCGATACACCAACGTGCATTGCCGCGGTTACCTGGGACCAATTTCTCGATGCCCTTAACATCTTCAACGTGTACTTCATGGGCTACCTCCTTTCTGATGTGTAGTTCCTGTTTACAGTTATTATTGTAGTACGGATAAACCGTAATGTCCATAAATTAATCATAAAATATTGTAAAATTTCAGTAAATTATTGATTTTTTTACGTAAATACCGTAATATATAAGTATATTAAAGATATTAATTTGAAAGGATTACATCATGAGCGACTTAGGCAATAAGGCTATTATGGCCGAAAATATCCAACGCTTAATGGATAGTCGAGGCATAGACCGTAATAAAATTTGCGCTGACTTAGGTTTTAAATACACAACTTTTACGGACTGGGTAAAAGGTAAGACATATCCTAGAATCGATAAAATAGAGATGATGGCGAATTATTTTGGGGTGCCTAAATCTGAATTAGTAGAGAAGTACGTTGAAGGTGGATATTACTCTGACGCAGAAGCGGCTGAGTTCGCAGAATATTTACGTACTCGACCAGGTGCGCGTATGTTATTTTCTGCGGTAAAAGATATTACTAAAGAGGAGATGGAAGAAACCGTTAAATATATTGAGTTCTTAAAATCTAAGCATAAGTGATACACACAAGGGAGAGTGGTAGTATTGGTTATTAATCTTATTTATTGTGACTTACCTAATGCGAAAGCTGTTTCTGAAGAATCTGAAGATATAGATACTCATAATATCTATATCAATAAAAATCTCCCTCATGACCGCATGCGGGAAGAAATCAAGCATGAGTTAAGCCATATTATCCGTGATGACTTTTATGTGGATCATCATGTTAATTTAGTCGAGCGTATGGTTAGAATGTCTCAGATTGAGGATGGGGACCTTGACGGAATCGACTTTTACCATCACATTATTTAACTTCGGGGGGTTATTATAATGACTATCAAACGTATTTTGATTGTACTAATTAGCGTAATTATTATTTGTGGTGTAGCCCTATTCGCCTTATGGCCTAAACCGTCCATCGAGTTTAAGGACGAGTCGGTGCTTGGTCATACCGTAACCAGTGTAGTCCTTGAGGACTGGACACTCACATCCGCCCAGGGCGGAGAGAACTCCACTCTTACCTTCCCTAATGGTAAGTCTGTACAGGCGCATTGGCAGATTGTGCAGACCGTACCGCCTGCACACCGATTCGACATATTCCCTGAATCGTTCTTCTACCACACCATATATGTAGCACCGGTTCAGCCGGAACTCGTTGATTACATCAATGCGAATAAACCTACCGTAACCTACTACCTAAACGGAGAGGCTAAACAGATTCAATTTAAATAAAGTAAAGCCCCTATCCGATACTGCTCAGATAGGGGCTTAGTTATAGGAGGATATGAGATTATGGCCATGAAACGTGCCAACGGAACAGGATCCGTTTATAAAATGAAACATAAAAACCTTCGTAAGCCTTACCGTGCTGTTATCACAGCCGGATGGACCGCTGAAGGAAAACCGATTAAGCGTTCACTTGGCACTTTTACTAAGCAAGCTGATGCGTACCAGGCGCTCGCACAGTTTGCGAGTAACCCAGATGCCTTTGCAGAACGTAAGATGACTACCTTTGGCCAAGTATTCGATTGGACGATTGACGAGTCAAAGCGTCAAGGGTTATCTAAAGGGCGTATCCAACATATTGAAATTGTGCGGGACCACTTTGCGCATCTCTTATCACAGGATATTACTGCTTTACGTGTTCCCCATGTTCAATCATTCTTTGATGACCCGACCAGGAAGCAATCCTATCTTCAATCAGTCAAAGCTATCTTGGTTCGTGTGATGAATGTCGGGATAAAGCATGAAGTGTTAACAAAGAATTATATGCGCGATATTATAATCTCAAAAAATGCCCCTAGTACACGCATAGCGAAAGTTTTTACTCCGAGCCATATAATTACACTATGGGAGCATAAAAACGAGCGTACGGCTCAAATATTGCTACTTTATATTTACACAGGGCTCAGAATTTCTGAATTATACGGTATTAAAATCGAGGATGTGCATCTAAAGGAACGATACATGATTGGTGGATCTAAAACGGACGCAGGTAAACGTAGAATCATACCAATAGCGGAATGTATTTATCCAATTATATCTGCCTTCTACAGTGAAGCTCAATTCAATCGCTCCAATAGGTTATTTAAATCTCCTAGTAAGACCATATATCGTACTCATTTTACTAAAATATGCCAAGAGCTCAACTTGGGCGAACATGTACCACACGATACGAGACACACGTTTATCACCATGTGCAGTAATGCAGAAATTCCGGAAATTATTGTTAAGCATATTGTTGGCCACTCCACTGCCAGCAATATCACACAAGACATTTACACGCATAAGACTACGAATCAATATGTAGAGGCGGTGAATAAATTACCGACCTATGATGACCTAATTAAGGGTGAGCCACGGGTGCGCTACCGTAACGAAATGTAGCGATTTTTGATAATTTTAAGCAAATGAAAACCCAGTAAACCGCGTGTTTACTGGGTTTTTAAAGTTATGCTAATATCCTCTTTTAATAGTTTCTATAGTCCTAAAACACTGATTAATACTGGATTCATAGTATTATAGGGTGAGCCACAGTTGAGCTACCGTTCTAAATTCTAACAAATTTTAAACGTTTATCGTTTCAATTATATAGTATATTTACAAGACATTCAAATGCTTTCATCTACAATTAAAAGTAAAATAGAGCCTACTAACCTAGATATTATCTAAGCTAGTAGGCCCTTTTAATCTTTTGTCATTCTTTCGATAATCTTTTGAAATCAATCCATGAGTCCACCTGCTCATGCTCAGGAGATACGGATCACCTCTCAGTCATCGACGAATTGCACCTGCTAATCCAAATACACCGCTTACCACGGCCCATGTATCACGTTGCCTTTTAAGGCGCTGTTCTGTTCGTTTGTTGCGTTTGATTTGCTCTTTCAATTCTTCTAATGACGTCGAGGCTTCGTTCAATTTCGCTTCTTGCGTCGTCAAGAGATTGGAGGCTTTCGTTAATTCTTGTCCCTGTTTCTCGTTGATTGCTTTGAGCGCGTTCAATTCCTTCGTCCGTTCTTCGTTGATAATCTTCAATTCTGTTAATGCTGTTCCCTGCGTCGCGGTTAAGTCGTTGGCTTGTTGCAACGCTTTCTCGGAGTTGTTGATTGAGCTTTCTGCTTTCGTCAAGCGCCCTTTGAGTTCGTTCCAACTGCTCACGGGTACGCTGATAGTCGGCTCTTGTGTCGAGGTACCCCCTGACGAGGCTGCATGTGAAACAGATGAGAATAATACTAAGAACACCAATAATAACGCGATTTTTAGTGAATGAAGAAACAATTCTGTTTTTGATATTTTCATACATAATTACTCCTTTCTAAATTGTACTACCCCACTGTGCGCCCCACCATCGAGCGGTGCCACGTAACCAGTCCCCACCGCTCCATCGTTCATCACCTGCATGGCACACTAAGAGGTCCCATCGGTCAACGTTGGAGTCTGGGCCGTAAGTATTATTAGGGTATCCCGTCGGATCTAAATAATAGAGGTCGAGGCCGTCCTTATTATCTGCTGCTTCTGCATGGGTCATTTGGTGTTGTAGATCAAGTGGCACACCAGCGTTAATAGTGAGCACAGCCATAATTTGTGTCATTGTGGCCAACTGTTCTTTTGTTGGTGGTTCACTACCTAGATTATTTTCACTGACTGCATCCCAACATGCCTCAATAGCTATGCCTACAGCGTTACTATTTCGCATATAAGTGTGTTCCTTATAATCGGTTAAGGCCTCCATATCGGTCCACATCGTGCCATCTCGGTCGATGTTGATATGGTAATCTGTGAAGTGCTTACCGCCTTTGACTCCTGTCCAATGTAGGTAGGCTTTTTCAATTTGGCCATATGCATCTAGTGCTAAGGACTTTAACTCGTCCATTGTAAGTTGTCGAAACATTTATTTCCCCCTCTCATCATGGTTAACGTCATCAGATAGTTGTTGAATACTCGGTCTGTTCATTGGCAACGTATTCGGTTCTTCTAGCTTATCCGGTATCCCGTTATGGTCTTTGTCAATAAACATGCCACATAATCCAACAATAGTCATAAGCACCGATGGAACGAATATGTGGTCAATGATAAGAATACCCTTATCGATAAGCTGATTCGCTTCAGGCGATACATAGCCTCTAATCGTTGATAGCGCATACTGAGCAACGACTAATATCATCGGTACTAGCATGACGAGGACTAATGCCCTCGTTGCTAATACACCAGTTGGCCGTATGCCGGCTATTCGGATGGATTGATATGACCGCTTTATGCGGTTAATGATAGCTAACTTATCCATTGCCCCTCCACGCTCTGATAATTTCTAGTACACCTTGGAATACCTTTCCGAAGTCGACGAGGTCATCCTCAACCATTTCGCGTAAGTTCTCGATAATTGACCAACATTCGGAGAAGAACGGAATCAGCATGAATAGGAATGAGAAGATATGGTCCAGGAATAGTTCCGTATTCGGAATCGGGATATCCGGTAGCGATTCAAATACTACCGATAAGACCATCCACGCGGGGTACTGTACGCATAACTTCGTTAGTAAATCAGATCGTAAGCGTTCACTCATAAGGTATCTGCGTTTCAGCCCTGTAGTAGCATCAACATATCCACCCTTCCCCCAACCATACCATGCGAGCGTTGTAAGTAATGTTATAGGCGTATTGTTCCTGTGATTATCCTTGTTATACCTAAGCACCTCCGTCGTAATGCGCTGCGCCGCGTCAATGAATAGCAGTACGGTTGTTAATATGATGATAACTCCCATACTGACAATATGCTCATGTGACACACCGCTAATCAGCATTACCAAAATGTCGTTCAATATATCCATTCACTCCCCCTAAGTGTGATAGTTACGTAATGGAGACACATGCAAGGCTTTAATAGCGAATGAGTCTGTCAGAGTTCGCCATGCCTCGCATAGAAAATCTGTTATTACTTGCATCGTTTCCCCCTGTGTTAGTTAATTATAAATGGTCAACGTTTCGGTACCCTGTGTTGATGTAGCTATGGTTAGTCGCATCCCATTCAATAGTATCCTGATTAAAGACCAGCGTTTTGGTACCCTGTGTTGATGTAGCTATGGTTAGTCGCATATTGTTATTAAATCCTTTAAACGTTACGTTTTCAGGTGTTTCTACAAAGTAAGGGCCGTATGCGTTCCAAATATCTCCTAAATTAAGAGTTGTCGGTCTATTAGCGTACATAGACATAGTCGAAATGTTCCAACGCTTAGGGTTTACTTTGAAGTTCCCATCCACTGTATTATTGGTAATGTTCATTTTCAACACATCGCCATAGCGTTTGTATACAATGCCATTTTCTTCATATTCTTCATCAGCAACTGCACCAGTTTGAACGCCAGCAATCGTATAATCGCCTACTTTCGCACCTGTGAAATTGTGATAAGTGAGTTTTATATCATCTTCACCTAATGGCGGAATAGTAACGTTACAAGTTCCAGTACTGTCTAACGTGAAAGGCGTATCGTTTCCGAGTACCTTAACGCTGTAATGAGGCTCACCTGTAACGGATACCACCTGTTGCCCTTGGATTACGCTCGGAATAGTCAACGGCTTAAATTCAGTACGAGGAAACGGCTTGCCAATGTTTCCAATCATGGCTGTGAGTACATCGTCAACGTTGGCACTTTCACACCACACATTACCTTGCAGCAACAACTGATGAGCGTTGTCGGCCGTAGCACTTGCGCCGTCTCGCCCGTCCTCGCCCTTATCACCTTTAGGGCCTTTTAGGCCCCCTAATTGTTCTGGTGTGAAATCCTCATATCGGAATGGGTCGCCTTTTGGACCTGGTTCACCTTGAGGACCTTGTAAACCTTTTAAACTATCAAGCCATTCCTGTTCAGTGCCTCTGAATCCATGAGCTACCGCAATAGCATAGGCACTTTTACCTAACCCCTCGATAAGTGGAATGGTAGTTTCCTTATCGAGTTTTAAAATTAATTCGTTTTCCATACCAAGTACCTCCTTACTTGTGCATTGAAATATCTGGAACGATGGTTACTGTACCCTGTCCTAGCTTTATCCATTTCTGATCATTGTAGATAAACGCATCGTACAGGTAATCGCCACCTTTTAACTGGGCCTTAGCGGAGTCCTTTCCGCTGATGAAGAACCCTACCTGTTTAGACTGTACCACAGGTGTTAACTCTAATTTCATATCATCATAGGGCCGTTTACGAATTTTGCAGACGGCCTCGTATTCGCTTAGGTCCATATCGGAGCCAGGCGGTACGACGTATGTCATACCGAAGTCCTGCCCTGCGTATAAGGTGATGTCTTGTTCAATCATATAGGCCTCCTTAGATTTCAGCTAGGTCAACGGATTCAGAGAAGTGCTTATGTTGGTCTAATTCGGATACGATATATTGGAGTGTTCCTGAAAACTTTGTTGGCCTAAAAAAGTTAGGTGGCAAACTTGCAGACGGATAGGCATACACTACACTTCCGTCAAATCCCACAAACTGCCCTGGTACAGAGTTAACTACTGTTAGCCCTAATTTAGTAACCTCATAGGTGTGAGTTTCCTTGAATTTATCCGAGGTAGTATCCGCCTCAGTGTAATGTTTAAAACAGGTATCCTTGGCGCGGATATAATAATTCGCGCTGTTAAAAACGGGTTTGCCTTTTCCATCAAATACTTCCATGCCGTACGTTTCAGATTTTGAAACCTTATTTGAATACACATAGATTTCAAGGCCTCTTAGGATACTCCCTATGTCAGTTGTATAGGGTACATAAATCCGGCATACAAATAGAGGTTTCTTTAACCCAGTAGCCGTATCAACTGCCATACGTTCGCCAGTTGATACCATTTCTAATGGCGAAGCAGAAGCCACAGAGTAAATATAATACTCATCAGAGTCCCTATGCGTGATTGGAATTGTAATGAGGGCCGTTGAGGACTTTGTCCCCTTTGCTCTAACGTCATAAGCTTGAGACTGCGAAATTCGGTATTTCCAATCAGGTGTATCCCACGAGTTAATATATGGGATGTCACCAGTACCACTAAACGTTATCCTGTGCTTAAGAAATGCACAGGTTTGGCTATCGTTGAGTAAAACGTTTTTCTTATTATTGATTACTTTTAAAATGTTCATTCGCATACTCCTATCATTAGCTTCACTTGACAAGGTCTACCGATATAGGCCTTATTGCCAGGCGCGAAAGTAACTGTATCGCCATCAATGTAGCTGACATAGTCACCTTCATAGTCATTCGAGCCACAGGTACCATAATATTCACGAAGTGCGAATAGCTTTTGGCCTTTGTATATGTCAGTCTTGACCGAGAACTCAGGCACGATAGTTGTGAGTTCCTTAGTCCAAATAATCTTGGTAAGCCCTGTAGATAAGTCCGCTACATTCTCACCGTGTTCATCAAATACTTGTATTCCAGCTGGCACGGTATCACCTTTCTTTCTAAACAACGAAGTCAGCTTTTCTTTTAACCACTTAATCAATCGTCCCATAGGCCTAACCTCACTCTCAGTACATTGTTATCATCGAATACCTGGATTAAGTTATCGGATATCTCAACACGAGCGCCACTCGTCTTAGTTCGAAGCGTACCAATCGTTGCCGTGATAGTGTCAAGGCTATTCACCTTTAGCTTATCCGCGGTAACGCTATCCGCTTGGAGCTTATCACTACTAATGGATAAAGCTTGTATCTTATCCGCGCTTACAGAGTCAGCCTGAAGCATGCCCTCCGTGATGATGTTATTTTCGAACAGAGCTTGGCCTGTTACGTGTAATAGCTTGCCGTCGATTCGAGTACCTTCAGGCGATAAGTTAATCCGGCTAACAATCTCCTTACCGTTCAGACTGCCGATAGCATGGGTCACTCTAAGGTCAATGCCATTGGATAGAGTAGTAATTTGGCCAGATAAGTTCTTATTAAGGTCAGTTACCTTTTGGGTAATGCCCTTATCGAGTTGGACTAATTTAGATTCAAACCCGTTAACAGAGGTTTTCATCGTACCAACTTCAGAGCTCATCGCCTTAATAGTCTCGTCCATAGCTTTTAGCCCTAATGCTTCCGCATCAAGTAGGCTCTTATCGACTCTATCCTTAATAGTGACCGACTTCTCAGCAACTAAGCTACTACCGAACACATCGACATATTCACACCGCACACGATATACCCCGGCTTTATTGGAGTAGGTGAGCATGCTAGACGTTGTCTCTAAATCGTCTGTACGATCATCGCCAATCACATGGCATCGGATAACATAAGCCTGTGGTGGCTTCGCGCCAAAGTAGAGGCTAAACCCTCCAAGTTGGTCCTTGACCTCGAACGTAGGCGCCTCTAACTGTGGCAAGTTATACGAATACGTTGCCGGAGTTG